TTCGCGAACTACTTCAAAAGTTTGTCCACTAATTTTTTTGCCACGGTACATTCCATTGGCAATTTTAACTTTACCCATATAATACTCCCTACAAGTGTTTTAATTGTAGTAGTATTATACAGGTAAAAATTAGTTAATATTTATAAAATACCAATCTATTAACTTGTGATTGCGCTATCAATTACCCAATCAGCAGTAAATGTTTGGTTAGCATTAATTACATTATGAAATGCTCCTGCAAACGCTGTATCGTTTGGTACGGAATCTACAGTTTCTCCGTCTAATACCCAATTACTACTTGATGTATTTAGACCGTTATCCATAAAATTATAAAGGTTCGGTAAATCTTCCACAGTAACAGCTGGCAAAACTGTTCCGTCCTCCAATGTTTGTTCTGTACTAATTTCACTTGAGTAATTAGCTGATAACATCACTATACAAATTGTTCCGCTAGTAACAGATAACGTTGATGGAATGTTATTCCCTGACACGTCTGTAGAAATAGTAAATTCAAATAAGCTTTCGCGTTCTTCTGAGCTTCCAGTAGCATCTATACTTCCGTTAAAAACTTCAGTGCCATTAAAACTGTATGTAAACGTTGCTCCTTCTTCGCCCGTATATCCATATACTTTAATTGTGCGATCCGACATTGTTAAACTCCTATTGTTTTTAATTATATATGGCTATTTATACTTTAGAATCGTTTTATATCTTCTTCAGTGCATTTAGTACCATATTGAATTTCGATAATTCTAACAGAAACATTGGATTCATTACTTAATCTATGCCAATGGTGTTGGGGTATAGTTAACTGTTCGTATAATTCATATTCTCGTTTGGATAAAACTTGTGAATTATTACCTTGTTCTACAACTGCAGTGCCTTCAGACACAAACCAAAATTCGCTTCTATGTTGATGCTGTTGTAAACTTAAACTCTTACCAGGGTCAACTGTAAGTTCTTTAACTTTGTGTGTGGGGGTTTCATGAATAACACGATAATATCCCCAAACACGTTCTGTTTTTGGCGCAGACCATTCCTTTAGTATCCAAGACGACGAATTCTTTTTATCATTACCGCCTACGCCAAAATGATATTTAACAGTTTGCCATTTTTGGATATCTTTACATTCCATCTCTGGAATATTTTCTTCTGTTCTATCACCACCGTTAATAAAATGCAATGTTGCCCCATGATACATACGCAATGTCATATAAATAGCATCGCATGCGGTATCATCACTGTCATCAAATACTATTACATCACTAACACCTTTAATATTACGAATGATTTCAACACGCTCTGATAACGGCATAAACGCACGTCCTTTTTTGCGTGCTAGCCATTCATCGCTATTAACAGCAACTACTAGTCTGCCGATTTTTTGTGCTTCTTTAAAGTATGCAAGGTGACCACTGTGCAAGGGATCAAATCCGCCGGTTACTAGTGCTACATCCATACTACCTCCCGTACCAAATATTCGCGTAATTTAACCACGGAAGAACTAAATCATCACGTTTCATATAACCGTACTTATTGACACTTTCAGCACCTGTTTTTGGTAGTAAGTTTTTATCTGCTAAATCATACCACGTCGTAGTTCTAGGGTCTAATGGTTCAATGTCACTTTTATAAACAATTGCCTTAATCCATTTATCATTTACTTGTTGTTGAAACAACCCCGATTCACAATCAAAACCGTTTACTGCTAACATATGTATTAAACTATCTAATGTGTAGTTATAATAATGAAAATTAGGCTGATGCACTGATAAACGGTTATATTCAACATTGGTTGTGCTAGGCAATATTAATATCAACATACCGTTTTCAGTTAACATATTGTGCCAATTTTTCAATGTTTCCATTGGGCTTAATACATATTGAAAACTATCATGACACCATATAACGTCAAACTTATCATCCAGTGGTTTTTCAAAGTCATGTTTTATATATGTAAAATTGTCGTGCTTTAGCAAAACATTGTCGTATAAATCAACACCTGTACATTTGATATTTAACGGAATTATGGCATCGTCGGTATCTACATTTTGAATAGACCACCATTCCATATCAAATGCTTCCTTGCCACACCCCATGTCACATACACTATCAATACTTTCCATGAACTCAGCATGTTCGTATAACTGTGCTAATGTTTCAAAACTATGTTCATGACTTTCTTGTGCTGAACTAAAACTCATTTAGATAATTCCAACATATACTGGTGTTTTTTGTACGGATGTTCTGCATTTAATTTAAACAATAATTTAGTATTGTTATTCAACCTCTTCCACATTTTTCTTCTTAATGTATTAATATCATCCAATGTATTATTACTTATAAACGTTTGTAATACATTTATCATTTTTTTCATCCTTGTATTAGGATCATTAATTTCATCATAACTATGATCTATAATATCATCAAAAACATCAAAACCTAAATTTCTAACTTCCTGTACTGTTCCTGGTACTGCAAACCATACAGGAAACTGTCTATATGCAAATGGTTTTAAAGACTTTTCGGTTATGAAAACCTCTCTCCATGAATCATCATCGGTTTGTGAACTTGTTTCGACTACCACATTAAACAAACATGCAAAAAAATTACTATCAGTATGATGATGTTGTTTTTTGTAATTATCTATCATTCCGTCTAGAAGAATTGGCAACTTGTACGGATGAATTGCTTTTTTTAGATTAGGTAATTCACGTACCCACTTATTCGGCTGTGATCCGCAACTTAGTAAAAAATCTTCAGAATCAAAATTATCCAAAATATTCTTTGCCAATGATGCTCTACTTACTGAAGCTCTGCGCATTAATGAAATAAAATACTTAGACATATAAAGGTCTTTCCAGTTAATATCTAACATTTTTACATGCGATACAAACCCGCAATGTGCTACAAAATGTCCAGGAAAACAGTTGTACTTATATGGCAAATCCTCCATAACATTAACATTAAACATTACACGTAAATCAAATACGTATCCCTTCTCTTTTAAACTAGTTGTTGCCAATAAAATGTCATTAGGTGATATACCCTCGTTACAACAATCAAAAATTATTTTCTGTTTGTTTTTAATTTGTACGTTTTCATTTTTTGACTGTTTTAAAAACTCATCAGCAAACTTACCTTTACGTATTAAATCAAAATCATTATTCCAATAGTTATATACAGTGATGTTATTAAGTATGTAAAAATTCGACAGGTTAATCATACAACAACATCCTCCATTCCTGCAGTACGCAGTTTAACAATGTGCCCTAATTGCCATTGTTTACTGTCTAATCCTTTCATAATGCCTAACCAGCGATTTCTTAACAACGCAACTTCATTAATTAATAACTCAAAATCAATGACTTCATCTTCTCCATCCACGTATTTTTCAGCATCACGACTACTCAGGGAACGCTGGTATGCTTCTAAGTATTTCTTAAAATATTTACGTCTTATTCTTCTTAATTCAATATTAAGGAATTCAAGTACTGCTTCTATTTCTTGAAGTTGATAAAAACGCTGTTCTGTTACTCCAGGTAACTCCTTAATATTAGTCTCCACATGACCATGAACAAAAACTTCTTTTTTTGCATTTGACAGTTCGTCTGAATAGTATTCAATAAAAGCAGGAATGTTGCTTAGGTTACTTGTAACTTTATTATACCACATACTAAAATTCAATCCATTTTAAAAAACTTTTAGGAAAAATATCAATAGATATATTAGTTCTTCTTTCTATAAACTGTGTTATGAATTCACGAACGTTTATACGTTGGATATTTGACGGAGTGGGGGTTATTGATTTTACAACATTACTATAAGTATCAACAGGTAACACATCTTTGAGCTTTGTTAAAATGTCAGTCTTACTACAATCATCCATAACATAAATTGGAAACATTCGTGGGGTGTAAACAAATGTGGTTGTAATTTGTTGATCTAAAAACTTCTTGTAAAAATCATAAAATCCAAATATAGACAAATTAGATAAAGAAGAGTGAAATGAAAAACTAATATTATGTTGTTTTAAGTAATTGATTTTTGTATTAAACTCGGGCCATTTTATTCCATATCTATTAAATTCCAAATGCTTGTTAATTCCTTCCCCACTTATCCTCAAATGAACATCAAAGCATTTATTGTTTAATAACTTATTAAGATAATCTCTAAATCGTGAAAATGAAACTCCCAACCCTGTATATATTATAAGTTTTATTTTATGTTTAGGTTTTATTATATCCAACACATCAAACAGATCATTATCAACAAATGGATCACCTCCAGTTATGATTAATTCTCGTAAGTTATTTGACATTAACTTAATTTGTGTAAGTAAAGCGTTGTACTTATAACTTTCTTTAAACTTATGTTGTTTGATTTTTAATGTAATATTATCACGTAATGTTACATTATTTCGATTGTTTAAATCATTTGTTGGGTTAGTGTACGTGTACTTACCGTTTTTAACGATATCACGAAGCCATGTCTTGCTAAACTCTTTACAGCAATAACTACAAGTTAAATTACAATCATTACTAATTGTTAAATCGATTATTTCAGGCTCAGTGAGTACATTTGTATGTGATTTTATATTTCCTTTTTGCCATAACCTAGGACTTATTCCACCTTTATCTTCTATATGCCAGCAGTTCTGTTCGCAACTCACACAACGCTCATTGTTTAGCATTAAGTTTCTATCATTAATACTAGAAATATTATTAAACAAATGAACTTGCTCGGACAAAGATTCGTAATCTATAGGTTGCGGGGTTGCGGCATGACAGTTATAAATTGTATCTTGACTTAAATCAATTTTCAAGAATTTGAATTTATAGTTACAATAGTAATCTCTGGACATTATTTCTTAATAATCGTCATCCTCAACAAAAAAACGATCCATATCATCATCTTCGTCAACCTCAATTTCTTCACTGTAATCAAGTAGTGCTCTTTTAATATCTTCATTAGTGGTTGCTTCTGCGATTTCTTCTGCATCAAACGCATTTTCGATTAAAACTGCAACAAAATCGTCAGCCGCAGTTTTAACATCAACAATGTGATCTTGCAATGATTCCCACAATTCCAAATGTAAATCAAGACTCACTCTCTACTTCCTCCATTAAATCGTTTTCAATTTCCATTGTTTCAACGTTTTCAATTACTTCATCTTCGGTAATTTCATCTAGCAACGGTTCTTCTGTACTTATGTCTTTCATTAAAGTATCGAGGGCGCCATCTGTATTCTTTTCCCATGCTTTACGAAACATTAATAATTCTTCGCCTGTTTCTTTAACAACGTACTTTAAACGATTGCCTTGTTTAGTAAGTAAACCTTTCTTTTCTGCTAAGTCAACTAAACCACTGTATGGGTTCATGCCAGATTCGTACGGAATTTTAACTTGTACTGCTTCGAATGGCTTAGCATAACGTGTTTTCATTACTTTGCACGCGGCTCTAATACCTTTAACATCGGAAATCTTATTACCATCTTCATCTTCTTTTAGTTTAAGTTTGCGCATAGCAACAACAATAGACGATGCATAAATGAAACCTTGTCCACCACTAATCTTGTCGTCTGGGTCAAACATATCTTGTGATGCATATGTGTGATTAGTAGCAATAATACCAACGTTGTAGGCACCAATCATATTAACTGTATTACGCACAAGTGCTGTTAATGCTTTTGGCTTACGTCCTAAGTCGCCTTTCATATCGCCTTTCTCAAATTGTGTTACGTCAGTTGGTGTTAATAACATACCAAGCGAATCAATAACAAAAAGAACCTTTGGTCTTTCTTCTTCGTTCATTGCTTTGTAATCTATCATAAATGAACTAATTGTTTTGGCAACATCGTCGATCATACACATACTAAGTTTTAACAATTTACTAGGGTCTGTGTCTACATCAAGTGCTTGTAACCACGCTTCGTCGAGTGCATTT